CTTGCTGAGCTTGTACAGGATTTCGTAAGGGTCGGCGCCGAGTGCATAGGTATTTTCTTTATAATTTCCAATCGCCAGCCTTAGCACTAATAGTTCGTCCTGAGTAAATTGGCTCATGCTGACACCGCCTCAACTAAGCCGTCTAGGACATATTCTAAAGTTTCTTCGTGGTTTTCTTCCCACTCCATAGCCCAATCGGGATAAGAAATAAAGGATTTACCGTTCATGAAATTCAGGTCATAACCGTCAAACATATCCCAATGGAGCAGGACTGAATAATCCTGACCGTCATAAGTAAACGAGATATATTTATCGTAAGCCGTTACCTCTTGGCTGGTGCTATTTATTGTGAGGTTCATGCTGACACCGCTTTCTCGGTGTGCTGGAAAATCTGATCCGCGACTGCATCAAAGAGGATTCGCATAGCAGAGTAGAGATATTGACTGTTCAGGTCGGTAAGTGTGGGGAAGGATGAAACACCGGAGTTAAGTTCCTCCACATCTTCGTCCAGCTCATTAGAAGCCCAAAGGCTCAAAGCCTGTACGCGCCGGTTAATGTTGTTGTAGTAGTCCTCGCACTCGTTATTCGCCAAATCGCCGGAATAATCGCGCAGGTCTTCGATGTCATAGTCCTGCTCATCTTCCAAGTAATCTTTCCAAGTTGTAGCCGCGGACTTAATCTCGGCGGCCCAATCAGGGCCGGAGGCGATGTCCAAAAGCAGATTCCAAATATCGTAATACTCGCCGTTCTCAATCTTGGCGAGTGTTGCCTTTAGGTCTTTACCTTGCATTTTTCTTGTCCTTGTCTGTTAGTTGGTTTTGATCTGACAGTCTTTCGCCTGTCACCACCCCCCACGGCGCGAGCCGTGAGGGATAGAAACGAGCGAAGCCTATTCTACTACCGTTTCGATAAGGCTTAGCATTTCATTTAAGGCGTCCGTATAGCCGTCCAAGTAGTGCCGGCGGAGAGTGTCTTCGTAGTCCTCGCTACTGCCCAATTCTTGTGAAGCCTCAGCTAGGGGATTCAGCTCGTCCAAAGCCTCGTTGTTCTTGTGGACGATTCGGGCAAGAATCGTGGAGAAAACACCGGTGGCGATATTGACCGGATTCTCGTCACACTCTGCCTCGTGGGCTTGCTGGCTGGTTTCGTACAGTTCGCCACAAGCGCCACACGCGGATTCTTCGCGGGTGACTGTCCAATAATCGGTGGAGAAGCCAACGCCGAAGCTCATCCACTCGTAGGCGTCCAACCAATAGAAGACATCTTCGTCTAATGGATGTTCGCTCATATCTTGATCCGCCCAATTCTGAGGGATAAGGGCAAAGGTGCGTGGTGTTTGGGATTCTGAGCTGTTAAGAAAATGCACATAGGCTTGGCGGGTCTGGATTACTTCTGCGTCTTTTACGATGATGTTAGTCATGTTGTTGTCCTTTCGTTTCGCCTGTCTCATCAGTAGCCGGCGGCGGAATCGGCTAGACGCCCGAAGGCGTTTCGACTATTCAGAGTAACAATTCTCGCACTTCATCAGTCCGTCTTCTTCGTCAATATTCATGCCTTCGCCCCAAGTGTTGCAGTCTTCGCATTGGGTAATTCCGCGGGTGCTAAGCACTTCTAGAAGTTCTTCGACTGTATACATTGCTTGTCCTTTCTGAACCGGCGAACCGGTGGGGCGAGTTGCCCGCAGGGCAAATCCTACCGAACCGGCGAAGGATGTCAACTCTCACATCGGGGGCGTGTCGGCGCTTACCATTGGAAGTTTGATCCGCGATTTACCGGCTGACCGGTGGCTTACCGGTAGCTTCATGGCTTGGCTGGCTTAGCCTTGCTTGGTTACCGGTTGGCTCTCTCACCGGCTCATCGGCTAGGGCAGGCGATTGGCAAGCTATCAGCGGGCTTAGGTGCAGGCAGACAGTTCCCCCACACACGCCGCTTAACGCCCCGAAACCGTCCGTTCTGCCCCCGAAACGGTTCTATAACAATGCAATATCGCCCCGAAACGAGCCGCAAAAGCTGGTGTTAACGCGATGTTCTGACGGGTCAGGGTCAGGGTAATAATCGGCAAAGCCGAGCCGTGCCACGCTCAACCCGAGGGTTTTTAACTACGAGTGATATATGTATTAACTATCCACCAAAATATTTTTTCTAAATATTAGATCCATATACCGGTATTTCGTCTCACATATTAAGACGGCGCATAAACTATTTTTTTACCATAAGCAGTATAAAATACTAACTTTAGAGCGTGTGACATAAATCACCCCCTCCAAAGCGGGATAAAGCGGTTTTATCCCGCCTTAGTATATATAGGGGATAAAATAAATACGGCTCCGTTAGTTCGGCTTCATCGCAGCCGAGCCTCACAGCGAGGTTGCCGATGAGACGAACAACCGATCAGGGCTTATGGCCCTGCTCGTTAACCCATAGGAAAGACGACAGGCGGCGCCTGGCGGCGCCCCCTAAACAATCCACGACATTGCCCACAGGCAATGCTTCGCAGTAGGTGAGGTATAACCTCACCGTAGTAAATCTTTGCGTAGCAAAGATATACGTGGGATAGGTCTAATCTCACCACCAAAGGAGATTAACCCAATGGCAATTAAAGACGCATCGAAGTACCGCCTTGTCGAAGGCGCTAGCTTGTCCGCGCCTGAGGCAAAGAAACGCCTCGTTGAACTAATCAACGACGGCGTTACCGTCGAAGACGCTTGCCGCGCAGTCGGCAAGTCCGTCAAGTCCTATGAGTACTACCGAGCATCCGACCCTCAGTTTAAAGAGGCGATTGATCTGGCGCGAGTTATCAAGCGCCGAAAAGGCGTTATCGCCGACGAGGATGCCAATATCAGCTTTGAGGAATTTCGCCTCAAGTATTTGAACAGCAAGACCTTCGACCATCAACGTAACATTACCTCCCTGCTGGAGGAAGGCGAACCCGCCTGGCTGCATGGCAACATGACCTACGAGCCAAACTTCAAAAATTACGTTTTGGTTAACATGCCACCGGAACATGCTAAGTCCATGACCGTGTCTATCGACTATGTGACATATCGGATTGTTACCAATCCCAATGTCCGAATCAAGCTCGTCTCTAAGACGCAGTCGATGGCAAAGGAATTTCTTTATGCCGTCAAGCAGCGGCTCACCTCTCCCCAGTGGGCAGAGCTTCAAAGACGATACGCCCCAGTGGAAGGCTTCAAAGCCACCGCTGAAAAGTGGACGCAAGACGCCATTTACCTTGAGCGCGAGTCGGGTGAAAAAGACCCTACGCTTCAGGCACTCGGCATCGGCGGACAGATTTACGGCGCACGTGCTGACCTAATCATCCTTGACGACTGCGTGACTCTCGCCAACGCTGGCGAGTACGAAAAGCAGATTCGCTGGATTCAACAGGAAGTCTTGACGCGTGTTGGTCCAACGGGAAAGATTTTGGTTGTCGGCACTCGCGTAGACCCAATGGATCTATACCGCGAGATGCGTAACCCTGAGCGTTATCCAGATAACAAGTCGCCATGGACGTACCTTGCCATGCCGGCAGTTTTAGAATTTGCCGATGACCCAAAGGATTGGGTTACCCTCTGGCCTAAGTCTGACCGTCCATGGGATGCAGACGATACCTTGCCAGACGAGAACGGTTTGTACCCACGCTGGTCCGGCGAACATCTACGCCGCCGTCGCGGCTTGATTGACCCAAAGACGTGGGCGATGGTTTACCAACAGCAAGATGTTGAGTCAACCGCTATCTTCTCTCCTGAGTGTGTACGCGGTTCTGTCAGCGGCATGCGGGCTATCGGCCCGTTGATTCCTGGCGCACCAGGACATCCTGAGAATCTCAGCAGTCAGTATATCGTCGCTGCAATGGATCCTGCCATGTCTGGCGATACTTTTTCGGTCATCATGGCTGGCGATAGAACCACAGGCAAGCGTTACTTGCTAGAGGCATCGCGTATGCCCGCCCCGACACCGCAGGCTATTCGTGACTTGATTCGCTCATGGACAGAGAAGTACAGTCCAAAGGTCTGGGTCATTGAAAAGAATGCTTTCCAGCTATTCCTCACTCAAGACGAGCAAATCAATTCGTTCCTTGCCTCACGAGGCATCCGTCTTGTCCAGCACTACACCGGTGGCAATAAGATGGATTTAGAATTTGGCGTCGCCTCTATGGCTCCGCTATTTGGCTCGGTAGATAGTCAAGGCAAGTTCCTCAAGAATAATCTTCTGGAATTGCCACGAGCTGACAACGAACATATCAAAGCCCTGATTGAACAACTTATCACTTGGTCAGCAGGAACAAAGAACAAGCAAGACGGCCCAATGGCTCTCTGGTTTGCTGAAACACAAATGCGTGATTACATCAATCAGGCAGGCGCCTATGGCGGAACATTCGTAAAGAATCCATTTGCTACACCAATGGATTTAGCGCGCCGCAAGGTTGTTAACTTGGAAGAATATGCCCAGCTTCAACAGAAGATGGCTGCTAACGGAGGTTACTTGTGAGTCTTGACATCGACGAGCTAAGCGTAAAGATACGCAAGCTTCGCGACCATTACCATCAACGTGATGCTCGCTGGACAGATCTGCAAGCAATCCGCCAAGGTGACATTCAGCAAGTTTACCCAGGAATGTTCCCAGACGAATTTCCTAAGCCCATGGTGGCTAACTTTATTGACATTGCTGCCCGCGACGTGGCAGAAGTTATTGCTCCACTCCCAGCCTTCAACTGCGACTCTACGGATTCTGTCTCAGACCGTGCGCGCAAGAAGGCCGATAAGCGCACTATGATTGCCGCAGGTTACCGCGATACATGCCGCCTCCAAACGCTGATGTATACAGGCGCAGACCGTTATGTAACCTTCGGCATGCTTCCTTTTATTATTGAGCCTGACTGGGAAAACAAGCGCCCAATGATTCGCATTGACAACCCAATCGCTGCATACCCAGAGTATGACCGATTCGGCAAGTTGTTGTCCTACAGCAAGCGCTACAACAAGACTGTACGCGAGCTATGCAACGAATTCCCAGAGCATGAATCTGTCATTCGCGGACCTTACGAGAACCGCAACTCAGAGCGTATGCTGGAAGTCTTCCGCTATCAGGACAAGGATGAAGTCATCCTGTTCGTTCCTGAGCGTAGCAACCTTGTCCTTGACCGTGCAAAGAACCTTATCGGTGAATTGCCTGTCGTCATCGCTATCCGCCCTGGCATCGACTCCGATGAGAACCAACGCGGACAATTTGATGACATTATGTGGGTACAGGTTGCCAAGGCTCGCTTTGCTACCTTGCAGTTGGAAGCAGCACAAAAGTCTGTACAGGCTCCATTTGCTTTGCCTGCTGACGTTAACGTTCTTGAGATTGGCCCAGACGCAACTATTCGCTCTGCTAATCCAGAGAAGATTCGTCGTGTCGGTCTTGATATTCCTGCCGGTATCTTCCAAGAGGCAGCCACACTAGATCAAGAGCTTCGCATTGGCTCACGCTACCCACAAGGTCGTATGGGTGTGCAGTCTGGTTCTATCGTTACAGGTCGTGGCGTTGAAGCCCTGATGGGTGGATTCGATACGCAGGTTAAGACAGCACAGGCTGTCTTCTCAGAAGTATTCCGTCAAGTCATGCGCCTGTGCTTCCTCATGGATGAGAAGCTATTCGGCAATGTTGAGAAGGAAGTGCGCGGCGTTGTATCCGGCGCACCTTACGAGATTACCTACACACCAAGCAAAGATATTTCTGGTGATTACTGGGTAGATGTTTCATACGGCATGATGGCAGGACTTGATCCAAACCGTGCTTTGGTGTTTGGTTTGCAAGCTCGTGGTGATAAACTTATCTCACGCGATTTCCTACGCCGTCAGATGCCATGGGATATGAACGTAACGCAAGAAGAAGAAAAGGTTGAAGTTGAGGAATTGAGAGATTCGCTCATGTCAGCTATGGCTTCTTATGCACAAGCTCTGCCAGCTATGGCAGCGCAGGGTCAAGACCCTACAAAGATTCTTACAGCAATGGCATCGGTCATCAAGGGTCGTCAAGCTGGCGACAATATCGAAGACCTAGTTGTTGAGGCATTTGCCCAACCAGTAGCATCCCCAGAAGTTGCAGCCGCTGGTGAGGCACAAGCCCCAGGACAGGCTCCTTCTGGGGCATCTCCTGCAATGCCACCGCAAGGCGCACCGCAAGGTGGGTCTGCACTACAGAACCTGCTTGCAGGACTTTCATCTTCTGGCCAGCCGCAGTTATCTGCGAATGTAGCCAGACGCTCGCCAGCCTAACGTTACTGACGAGACAACTCATCCCTATAGGAGATAAACAATGGCAACAACAAAGGCAAACCTCACAACAAAGGTTCCTTCACCAAAGAACCAAGGCGGACATGGTTCGTCACAAGCGACAACACAGAAGACTGCAATTCAGAAGAAGTCTGGACCAGCTAAGCCTGGCGCAGCTAACATCGTCTTCAGCGAGCAACCTTCAGGCACACGCGGCACAGGCACAACTGCCGGAAAGCCAATGAAGTAAAAAAATGTCACAAGAGCAGGGCATGCCGCCCACGCGGGTAACCAAATGGGATGTACTTGCCCTGCTCGCTGACACAACCGCAGCAATCTTAATTGACATAGCAAGCGGTTTCGATGTTCTTACGCAAATGCTAGAACATCAAGCAAGTTTCGTGGATCATAAAGAATCGTTCCACGAGTATGCAGCCCGCACCATCGAGACTTTACAAGAGGGAGAATAGTCATGCCACAGGCAAATAAGCCAGCTATGACATCAGGCCCAGGGGCTTTAAGCCAACGCACCGATGGCGGACCAGCATCAAAGCAAGCAATTCGGTATGTCTCAGGCATGCCGTCTTATGGTGATGGACAGGATTTAGTTAACCTGCAAGCGCAAGCACCTATGGGTGCTACGCCAAACCCAGGCAAGCCATTGTCTCCATCAATCATTGCAGGAGCTGCCGCACAATCAGCTCCAGCACAGCAGTCTCAAGTTACATCTTTGACTGCTCCTACCCAACGCCCTGACGAACCAGTAACAACTGGTGCTGCATCAGGTCCAGGATTCGGTCCTTCTATTCTAGGAATCAACCCTGGCAGTGCAGCCGCAGCAGGTGGACAATCTGCTAAGCAAACCGTTCAGGCATTGGCACAACATCCAGACGCATCCCCAGCATTGAAGCAATTAGCCGCGACGTTAGGCATTTAATTTATGGCAGATAACGCACCAGTTCCTGCCGCTACTCCAACGCCAGCGCCATCACAGGCTGCCAATGTTAATGTTGCGAATAATGCAGTAGGACTACACCCAGAAGTAGCGCAGAAGGCGCCACAGGTTATGGCTGACGCCATTGCCAGTGGTAATCCTGATGTTGTTAATACTGTTGCCGCAACGCAAAGCATTGCTCCATACGCGCAAGCTCTTGCGGATCATCAAAAGAATTACAACTCCCAGAGTGTTTGGGGAACAATTCTTGGCGACGCTAAAGGCATTCTCAATAACGTAGTCCAGACTGTGCAGAAAGTGCCAGGCGTCGGCACGATTATGAATTGGGCTAACAAGCCTTTGCAAGAAATTCAAAAAGACTACAAATTTCTCCACAGCGTTTATACAGACCATAGTGTTTGGCAAGGCGTATTAGCTACGCTTGGCGTAGTTGGTGGCGGAGTTGCCGGTGGATTTCTTGGTGGACCAGCAGGCGCAGCTCTAGGGGCTGACGCGGCATTAGCAGGCGAAAAAGACCTTGCTCGCCTCATGCCTACATTCAAAGATTCAATCGCCAAGTCGAATGACCCAAATTACATGGTGTCTCCTGGGCGAGATGTAGCTAATCTTATTTCTAATGTACCTGGCTTTAGCGCGCTGAAAGATACTCAGCATGGCTTTGGTCAGACCATCTCTGGCGTTACTGACGCCAT